CTTGTGGCATTTTGCAAAAATATCTGGCCCATTAATTGAGGACGTTCATAACCAACGAGACTCTCAGCTTGACTTAGGGAAATCAGGTTAACATTTATTTGTCGGGATATCTCACTAGTTGGTTTTTCTGGACAGGGGCCTTGCGCTCCCGGCCCACATCGATCTTGATACTCCCCATAACCTCTTACGCTGGCCTCACGCACATTGGCCTCTTGACCCATTTGAAGTAATGGAAAAGGTTCAATCTTGGCCAACTCTCTTTCTAGGACAAATACTACAAAGTCATTTAACTCAGCGTCTCCAGAGTTGGGATAGAAAGCCTTTATAACTCTAACACGCCCACTCATATCAGTCGTTTTTGATCCAGGTTTACCAACATAAATCCCACCTTTGGCTTGATCAAACAACCTTTCTTGAATTCCTGCAGTGAACACAATGCGAGGTGAATACAAGAAACCACTCAAAACAACTTGGGTAGGCTGGCGCCCTCCCTCTTGCATAACTGCGAAGATTGGGACAGATCGTGTGTCTCCAGAATATGCAACTCCTCGAGGTAGATATTCAGGAGCAGATGTATCGGTGTGTAGTGATGTCCTCCACGGCCTCTTTGTTTGAGAAGGTGCGCGGAAAGAACTGGGCCGACTTTTTCCGGGGCGACGACATCAACCCCTACGATGATTTAGACCACGCTTTGACGGCGACCAACATCATCAACTCGTGGACGCTGACAAATGACATCACGTTTGGAGCGGTAGGGGCCGGGGTCATCGTTTACCCCATGACGGACAATGCCTTACACGTTTACAACGAAGATGAGGAGAGTCAGTGGTGGGGCCATCCGGATACAGGGCCGGGGGTAGGGGCAGCCTCTTCCGTCTTTTCTGACGGCATTCGGCAGATGCGTCCGTTTCAGTTCCGCCCTGCCATCCAACTCAAGTGGCTGTTGCTGGAGGTGGTGAAGCGGTCGGGGTTTGTTTTGCAGAGCAACTTTATCGACTCTGCGGACTTTGCCAAGATTTACATGTTCCTCGGCACGCAGACGGAGCGCGTGGTCGGTCGCAATACCTACTCCGGCAAGGTGGGATTGACTGCAAACCAAACCATCACCTACCAAGAGTCGCTCTTAAACACGTTCCTGCCTACTAATGAAGCATCGCCCAACTTTGACCCTGATAACCATTTTGCCTCGGGTGTTTTTGTGGCTCCTTTTACAGGAAGTTTCCAGTTCATTTGGGCGATGGAGGTCACGACTGCTGCCGGGGTCGGGACGTACTCATTTGTCACGGTGGCTCAAACACCACAAACAACGCTGACGGACGAGGAGAGTTATGCCAAAGGGCAGACCTACCAGTACTTCCGATACTTTTGGGCCGCCTTGGCCGAGGGCCAAGAACTCCGGTTCTACACGAACGTCTACGGAGTTTCCAGCCTGACGATTAACGCAGGCGAAAACACCTACGTTCAGATGGTCAACTACCAAAGCGGCAGCGTGGGAATCGTAGACGTCGTAGCCAACTTCCCCAAGATTTCCGTCGATGCCTGGCTGAAGGCGGTCATCACCAAGTTCAACCTTGTGGTGGCTCCTGCTCCAAAAGAAAGCGTCTACATCAAGTGCGAACCGTGGCCCGACTTCATCGCCACCGCAGACAAGACGAAGGATTGGACAGCCAAGTTGGATATGAACTCTCCGATGTTGATGAAGCCAACCACGGACTTGCAGAAGAAGACGCTGATTTTCAGCGATGCCGAAGGCAACGACCACAAGAATCAAGGCTTCCAAGAACTGAATGGCGAGGTCTATGGAACATACCGATATGAAAACACGAACGCCTTTGCCACAGAAGAGGAAACCATAGGCGGGACGTTTGTGCCTCACCAACTCAGCCTCCTGAAGTCGTCCGTTGCAAACCAGTTCATCTACTCTTACCGCTGGCACCACCTTTTCCAATACGACGGGGGAGACGACAAGCCTGCGACGGGAGGGCCGATTCTCGCTTTCTACCACGGCCTGCGGACGGTGCCTTTTGGCCTTTGGATTGACGGAACAGAGACCTTCTCCTACCCGAACTTCACCATGTACAGCGAGGCGGTCACCGACGAGGAGAGTTGGTCGCTGGCTTGGCATCCACATCCGTACCAGTTTTGGGCCATCGGCGAAGCCACCGACTACGGATGCTATCGGAAGTTTTGGGCCGCATACATCAACGAGTTGTACTCGGAGGATTGCCGCACGCTGGAGTGTACCATGTATTTGACCGCCGAAGACGTACGCAACTTGGAATGGAGCGACGCCATTTGGATTGTCGATGGTTACTGGCGCGTGGTTTCCATTAACGGGTGGAACGTCGATGGGGATAAGCCAGCAAAGGTGACGCTGGTGAAGGTGCTGGAGAAGGGTGCCTACGACTGCGACGTCATCATCGACCGCTTCGAGGCAGACGGAACCATCTCCTTTGTGGATACCGAGGGCAACCCCACTGCGGGAACGGCCAAGTGCTGTGTCCGTTATGGGTACACGTGGGACAGCGAAATCGGCGAGTGCTTTTGGCGCGTGCCGGGTGGAGGCTTTGACTACCAAGACCCTATCGGAACACCGACGGACACGGGGCCAACGAATCCTATCCCCGGAACGGAACCTCCCTATCCATTCGAGGGGCAAGAGACGACTGTCCACACCAGCAGCAACGGCGATGTCCCCATTGCCATCTCGGGTTTTCAATTGACCCAATACACCACCAACGCCACGCCAACGGAGGCTACGGAGATTAAAAGCGGCAAGATTTACTTGGCGCAGGAAGGCATCTACTCGATGCGCATCACCGTGGTGGCTACGGAGGTAGGAGGCACCTCGGGAACGATAGGCCATATGCACCATCAAGAATGGATTGGAGCGGTTCAAGTGATTCAGAACGTGGCCCGCGTAGTTGGACAACATATGGTCGCCGAGGTCAAGAGCACAGGCGGCGGAGCGAAGACCATTACGCTCGGTGCCATCTCCGGCTACCCCAGCGAGTTCCGCATCCTCGTTTCGGGGGCCAACAACGTCGATGTGATGTGGGCCATTGACGTAACGATGTATCGAGTCAGCACCATCAAGCGAATGGTTCCGGATGTGACAGATGAGGGCGATGCTTTGTGGGAAAACTCGGATGAGATTTTGTTTGAGGATGGCGTATTTATGAACTGGGAATGAAGCAGTGGTTGAACATCGTGGGGTGTCGCATCCCCGCAATTATTGAACAAGGCCAAGCGCGGACGGTCTATGGGCATCCCATCCTTAACCGGTTTTATGGGTTGTACTCGATGGACAAGCCTCTGCGCGAGCGCAAGAACATGATTAAGCACAATGCAACAAACAGATATTAAAATTGCTGGGGACTCCTCGGAGGCCGTAGCCGCCATCGAAGAGGTAGGTAGGGCTGCCGAAGCGACACAATCCAAGTTGGAAAACACCGGCCGCAAAGGAGCGGAGGCGGGAACGAAAGCCACAGGTGGGTGGAAAGACGGCCTCAACTTATTCAAGGACTTGCTGCCTCGCAACCTGCAAATGCTTCAGCGGAGGTTTGAATCCACCTCGCGCCAGGTAGGACGAATGGGTGGGTCGTTCAAAATCCTCGGGGCGGCAATCAAGGCTGTTCCCATCTTCCTTATCGTGGAAGGCTTCCGGTGGATTATCGACAACTGGGAGAAGATTTCCGATTTCTTTACGGGAACCACGGCAGGGATGAAGGCGATGAAGGAGGCGGCCAAAGCAGGGTCAGATGCCGTCAATGAGTTCACTAACAGCACCCAGTTCCTCTCAAACATTGTCGAGAACAGCACCGCTTCGTTGACTGCGAGGAATCAAGCCCTGCGCGAGTTGCAGAAAATCATGCCCGAACTCCAAGGTCTCACTTTGGAGCAGGCGGTAAGCGAGGAGCGTTTGTCAAATGCCATCCGCGAAAACATCCGCTTGGAAGGTCTGCGTGCGGAACAGAAGGCCTTGCAACAAGCCTTGTTGGAAGCGGAGGCCCGAGCGGTGGAACAGGCGGAAAAGCAGTGGTACGACTATTTGGGAACGTGGGGCTATTTGGTATCGGCCTTGGCTGGGCAGCAAAGCGCATCCAAAGACGTAGCCGACATCACCGAACGCCTGACTCGCGTAACCGGAGAACTGATTTACGTGGAGGGCAAGCAGACAGAGGCCGCAAACGCTGCCGCCCAAGCGGAAAGAGACAAAGCAGAAGCCCTACGCAAGGCGGAGGAGGCCGCACGCAAGGCCGCCCAAGATGCCAAGGCCCGTGCGGAGATGGCTCGCAAGTTAGACCGCGAGATTACGTTGGCTAAAATCGCCGACGACCGCGACCGCGCACGTAAAGAGTTGGAGTACGCTCGTACCGACGAATTGGAGAAGGCAAAAGCCATCAATGCAGGCCAAGCACTCATCGACGACATCTACACGAAGTACCGCTTGGAGTTAAAAGAGATGGAGAAGGGCTGGGCAAAGGAAGACGAGGCGATGCGCGAGCAAGAGGCGGCGGCAAGAGACGCTTTTTGGGAGGAGCAGTTAAACCGTCAGCAGGAGTTCAACTTGTCAGAGCGCGAACTGGCCGAGAAGCGTCTGGGCGATGAACTGACGGAGCAGATGGCTCAGTTGGACAAGTTGAAGATGACGGCCGAGGAGAAGGCCAACGCTCTGAAGGCGATAGAAGACCAGTACCTGTTGGAGTTGACCGAACTGCGGGAGAAATACCGCAAGGAGGATGCCGATGCTGAGACGAAGGCCCGTGCCGATTACGAGGCCTTCTTCTTTACCGACAAGGAAAAGAAACTCGCCGACATCGAAGCAGAGTATCAAGAGCAACTGGCCATCGCCACCAAGTACGGGCTGGAGACGGTCAAGTTGGAGGAGTGGAAGTCCAAGGCCATCGCCGCAGTCGAAAAGGAGGCCGCAGAAGAATCGCGCCAATACGCCAACGAGCGGTTCCAAGCCATCCAAGGTTTCGCTAACGAAGTCAGCAGCCTCTTTGGGCAACTGGCCGACTTAAGCGAGGAGGGAAGTAAGCGGCAGCGCAAATTGGCCATTGCCGAGGTGCTGTTGAGCCAAGCGCAGGCGATGGCGAGCGCAGTGAAAGGAGCGGCGGAAGCAGCAGCATCGACGGGGCCTGGGGCACCATTTGCCCTTGCAGGTTACATCGCTTCGATGATAGGCACAGTAGTTGCTGCATTCAGCAGTATCAAACGAATCATCGGCGCACCTCAAGGCAACGAACCCGACACGGCCTCACGGCCGATTTCGCAAGCCCTTATTCCCAACGTGGCACCTCCGACCAACCCGCAGTTCAACATCGGCCCCGTACAAGCGTACGTGGTTGAGAGCCAAATGCAAGCGCAACTAAATATGACCGCAGGCATTGCGCGAAGGGCCAGGTTGTAACATACATTTGAACCGTTAAGTATTGAAGACATGGAACCACGTGAAATTGCAGGGTTGCTGAAGCAGATTCGCACCCAAGGAATATGGGATTACCTGCAAGAATCCCCCGATGTGTACGACCATCGCTTGTGGGATAAATACGAGGCCGCTTTGACTGCCTTGGAAGACCTCACGGAGGAGTTGTACGATTCACGTTATTTGGCCGAGGGCAATTTCTAATCGATAAAAAAATGGAATACTACATTGAACAAAGGATGCGAGAACTGCGTAGGTTTCTGTATGAAACATACGGTTGGACAGCAAAGGCCCAATTTGATTATGAGGAGGAAATTGGTCAATATACGTTGTATCACTTTATCCTACACGTAGAGGGCCAATATGCTGAAGATGATGCCGAGAATGCCGTTGCCGATTTTGGCGTTTATTCGGTATCTACAAATTGGACTGACCACAGCGAGGCGGAACTACGGGTGACTTTTGATGCGTGATTTAGCAGCCACGTTAGAAACCCTTTATTTGTAAATGTTCATCGCAACCCCTACCCAAACGAACACCATTCTGCGTGCTGTAAACAGCCCGGCATTAGCAGCGTTGGGTGCGCCTATGACTTTCTTTGAGTTGCAAGACAACATCTTTGACGGTGGTGAGGAGTATTGCCTCACGTGGATTGAGTTGCTGTATGATTACAAGCCCTATGGATACCTACGGGCTATTCAGGCATTCGAAGAAATCATTGCACAATCGTAGTGGCAGAACGCAAACTCATAGAACTGCTCATTGACCCCGAGGAACAAGCCATCGGGGTTGAAGCCATCTCGCTTGTAAAATACCCGGCCATCGAGCGCAACTTCATCTACTTCTCCAAGCAGGGCAAGAGCCAACTCACGCAGTTGGCAGCCATCGACGAAGAGAAGCAGACGCTCATCGGCCCCGCCCTCATCCCCGACAAGCACATCCCTCGCTTGGATGAAGGCTCCGACGAAGAGTACGACGTCTTCTTCAGCAAGGAGACCGTGCGCCAATGCGCTGAACTTTTCCTGAAAGAGAACCGCGCCAACAACCACACCTTCGAGCATCAGATTCCCGTCGACGGAGTTTCGGTGGTGGAATCCTGGCTTGTGGTCAATCCCGAACTCGACAAGGCAAAACACTACGGACTCTCCGTTCCTGAAGGGACGTGGATGGTTCGCGTGCATTGCGCCAACGAGGAGATGTGGGGCAAGGTGAAATCAGGGGAGTTGCGAGGCTTCAGCATCGAGGGATACTTCGCAGACAAAATCCTCAAGGCGCAACGCGAAAGCCTGATGTCCAAGTTGATGAAGGTCATGCGTCAGCGGAAACTCTACGCCGAGGCGAAGTTGTCCGACGGCAAAGTCATCGGAACGGAAGCGGAGAAGTTGGAACCCGGAGTTTCGGTCTTCACCCTCGACAGCGAGGGCATGCCCGTTCCCCTTGCCAACGGCCACTACACCACCGAGGCCGGGGTTCCCATCGAGGTCTTTGATGGCGTGTTGGTGGACTACGACGGAAAGGTGGCCGAGGTCATTGAAGCAGAACCCGAGGAGAAGATGGCCGCACCCGTAGACAAGGTGAATCTTTGGAAACGCTACTTCGAGAAGCGTTACCAACAACTCTCCCAAAGCAAGTAAGACGATGGGATTTTGGGATAAAGTATACCGCACGTGGACGAACAGCCCGCTTGAGGAATTGCAGATGATGTTGGACGAGTTTGCCCTCGACTACTACTTCGACGACTATGTTCAGAATCAACTGCCCAACCTGCAACAAGCCATCGAAAGGCGCGACTGGTTTGCAGTCGAAACCCAAGCCAACGGTCTCTTCGGATTCATCCGCGAGTACGATTTGGACTTGTTTTTGCGGGTGTTAGAAGAAGTGAAATACCTAAATGAATTCTGAAATGAAACGTAGAAATTTTGCCGACATCAATGATGCAAAGCAACTGTTGAGAGAAGTTGAGAAAATCGCTGCCCAACTGGAGTCTGTGGCGGAATCATTAGAAGCCAATTATGACGACCGCGACTCCGGCCAAAGCGCATTAAAAAGTATTGACTGGGCAATCCGATACACGGAAGAAGCAGGGTCATTTTTAGAGTTTTACATGGAGTACCTTGCAGATATGACCGACCCCAGTTACTACTAAAATACCCTCAAATGAAACGTAGAAATTTGACAATTTACTTCAACTCCTACGATGAGTTGTTGGATGCGATGGTTGAGGCATCGACAATCCTGTCCAACATCCGATTCACCTTGGCGGACTTGGAACAGGAAAACCCAAACCTCGGCCCTCTGATTTACAAGGATATAGACAAGGCAAAGGAGTTTGTGGACTCGGCGACTGATTCTTTTGAAAGATTTGTCGATTTTGAACGCAGCGACTTCAGTCGCGAATTTGCTTCCGAAGCCGGGGTGGTTGGATTGCTGATTGACCAACTGGCTAACTCGATGGAGTTCTTCGACGAGGAAGGATGGGTTGAGTTCCTTGGCCCCGACTTGGACGAGGACTCCGCACGGGAAATCTACAAGAACTACTGGCTCATCAGCCCTAACGACCGACTGAAGTGGAACGACTCTCAGTGGGGAACCTGGCTGGAGCGTTATATCTGATACCATGAGATACCGAGAATTTGCCAGCCTTCCCCCGTGGGCGAATCGCGTAAAACTTCTGCTCGAAGCCAACCTTCAACTCGTAGTTGATGATTGGTCAATTCTTGATGGAGGGGATACCGTCGTCTTTGTCATTTTGGCCCGCGACAACGATGTCCTGGAAGACGTATTTGACGTGATGGAAGACCGCGTGGACGACGCCAACCTTGAGGAAATGGAAATCATCGGATTTGGAGAGGCCACCATCATTGTAACCCGTTCATAAAGAAAATAATGGCACGCACACTTTTTAAGCGGCACCGCCGCAACTTCGAGGAGGTAGCCTCCGAGGAGACCGCTGAAACCAGCGAGACCACCACTGAGGAATCGGCCCCGGATTCCCAGTCACAATTTGTTCAACTCCTGACGGATATGGGGCTATCCGCCGAACAAGCCGAAGCAGTGTTTCAAATGGCACAAGATTTAGTCAACGCAGGGGGCGGCGAGCAGCCCCAAAAGACCGAAGCATCACGCCTCCGTCGGGAGCGTGAATTCCAACGCGCACGTCGGGAACGTCAACTTTCGCGGGAGCGTCGTTTCCGCAGCGAAGAGCGTATGCCGATGCGTGAATCGCGTCGCGAATTGTCCCGCGAAGGACGTCGTGGTGCGGAAGGTCGTACCGATTTGTCCGCCCAGGTGATTCGTCGCCAGCGGGCTACGATTGTCGAATTGCGTAAGCAACTCGCACAGATGGGCGCAGCACCCGCCGCCCAGAAACTTTCACGTGCCCCACAAGGCCGGAATGCACAAGTTGCAATTCCGCAGGAGGGGGACGCAAAGAGCCGGGTTTTTGCAGCACTTAAAAATTGGTTGTAAGATGAGTTTTGGAATTAACACCCGTCGTCGGCATTTCGATATTACACCCGGGTCGCCGACCTACGCAGGGGAACTGAAGTACCCCATTTTGGCAGCAGCAACGAAATCAAACGATACCGTCGCTAAAGGATTCGTGACCGTTTTGGAAGGCATCCACTACAAGGCCGTACTTCCATCGTTGACCGTGGCTGACACTCTGCAAGCAGCATCGTGTACGTTTGATGACGCCGCATCGTTGACCATCGGTGAGAAGGTTTTGACGCTGAAAGACCTCATGGTGAATGAGGAAATTTGCCGTAAGACCGTGTATCCGGGATGGCACGGAGCAGCCACCGCACGAGCGACCACGAATGTGATGACCCCGGAGTTTGTCAACTTTACGTTGGCCGAGGTCGCAGCGAAGACCGCTGAAAACATCGAGAATGCATTGTGGCAGGGTAGCACCGCTTTCGGTGCAGGGTTCTTGTCCAACGATGGTACTTTCGATTCCCAAGGTTTGGCGGCAGCAGGTTTGGCAGGAGCCACGACCGTAGACATCGGAACTGGAATCACCAATACAAACGCTATCACGCAGTTCAACGTGGTGTACACGAAGGCCGCAACCGATAAACCGGGTATCTTGTCCAAGCCGGGGTTGGCGTTCTACGTAAACAAAAAAACCTACGCTCTGTACTGCCAGCAACTTGCAGGTTTGGGCGCAGGTGTGACCTCCAACAACCTTGGTATCAACAACCTCGCAACCGCGCAAAACTTCGATGGCATTGGCTTTATGGGTGTTCCCATCAACGTCTGCCCCGGTATGTTTGACGATGCGATTGTGTTGACCTACAAGGAAAACCTCGTGTATGGCTCGAACGTGGGTACCGACCAAACCGACATCCAGTGGATTCCGACCTACCAATACGATGGTTCGGACAACATCCGTATCGTGATGCGGTTCGCGTTGGGCGTACAATCGCGTATCGCTGCCGATGCCATTGTTGGTGCAACTTGGGTATCATAATTGAACGATGCCTTGTAACATTACAGCGGGCCGCTCAATTGATTGTAAGAATCAGTTAGGCGGCATCCGTAAGGTGTACATTCAAAACTACGTGGACATCCCAGCTCAAACGGGATTTGTCGCCACGGGCAACACCATCACGATTGTGACCTCGGGGGCGGACTTGTCCGTTTACGAGTATCAACTGCGGCCGGAGTTGTCAAATTTTGACATCAGCATCTCTACGGACATCAACAACGGCACGTACTACTACAGCCAAAAGTTGACTATCGTATTGCAGCATCCCGATGCAACGGACATCGAAGAGGTACAGAACCTCACCTATGGCCGTCCAAACATTTGGGTACTCGACAACGATGACAAACTCTATCTGTTGGGTGCGCGTAACGGGATGGATGTGACAAGCGGTTCGTTCGCTTCAGGAACTGCGATGAATGATATGAAAGGTATCACGCTGGAGTTCACGGGCCGTGAGCGTCAGATGTGCTACTATGGCGCAGCCGGAACAGCGGCCAACCCATTCAGTGCCATTGATGGCATTGCAGTGGTTGCGGCCGTGTAAGTTCGGTTTGGTTAAGTGGAAAGGGGCGGCAAAAGTGCTGCCCCTTTTTTTGCATCTTTGAGACATGATACTCATTACCAGCCAAGGCATTGGAAGCGAATCCCGCATCCAAACCTACCTGCCTATGGTCGAACGCGGCGATTTTGTACGATTCGTTTGGAAGCACATCATGACACAGGAGGAAATCACGGTCAACATCGAGGTGTGGGATTGGACGGAGCGTGCCGCCACCTTCATCTATGACTTTATCGATATGCCGGAGGGCATGTACTTCGTGACCTTGGAGGAAGGCACGACCGTCCTGAAGCGAGAATTGGGATACATCTGCGATGGAACCCCTCTGACGGAGAGTACATTTGTGGAGTACAGCGTCTCTGAAAGCCCCAATTACGTCTACGTAGATGACTAAGATTTCATTAAGCGTCCTCAATTACGGGCCGGAGTTAGGCAGCGCGTTCATCACGAACAACAAGGAGTGGGCGTTCTTTGGCGACGACAACGCCTACCCCTACTACCTCGAGGACTTGTACATTAGTTCCGCCATCAACTCGGCCATCATCAAAGGCATCGGGGACATGATTTACGGGGAAGGGTTGGACTCCCCCGACAAGGATGCCCACGTCGACCAGTGGCTTAAGTTGCAGGGGCTGTTCAAAAAGGACTGTATGAAGCGTGCCGCCCACGACCTCAAGTTGTACGGCAACTGCTACTTCCAAGTGATTTGGAGCCAAGACCGCAGCACCATCGCAGAGACCAACCACGTCCCTGCTTCGTACGTGCGTTGCGGAAAGGCCGACGACCAAGACCAAGTTCCCACGTTCTACTACTCGACGAACTGGGCAGAGGTCAACGCAGGCCGCAATCAACCACAGCCCATCCCTGCCTTCAGCACGGACGACCGCACGGCCGCTTCGCACCTGATTCACATCAAGGTCTACAGCCCCATCGATTTCTACTACGGCATCCCGGACTACGTGGGTTCGACCAAGTACATCGAGTTGGACAAAAACATCGCCGAATACCACCTCGCCAGCATCAAGAACGGCCTGTTCCCTTCGATGATGATTTCGTTCAATAATGGGCAGCCTACGGACGACGAGCGGGTGGAGATGGAGCGTGCCATCAACGCAAAATTCAGCGGGGCGGAAAACGCAGGGCGGATGCTTATCGTCTACAACGACGACAAAGAGAACGCTCCGACGGTCGAGCCATTTAACATCCCTGACCCCCACCGCTTGTACGACTACCTCTCCAAGGAGGTCAGCCTCAAGGTGCTGTCGGGCCATCGGGTGACTTCGCCTCTTCTCTTTGGGTTGCGAGGGGATACGGGATTCGGAAGTAACGCGGACGAGATGAAGGATGCCTACGAGTTGATGCTCAAGACGGTCATCCTGCCTTTCCAGGAAATCCTGCTCGACGGCATCCGGCCCATTCTTTCTGCGGCGAACATCACGCTGCCTTTGGAGTTTAAGAAACTCATCCCCGCTGCCTTTATGGACGAGGAAAAAAAAACTTCAGTCGTTTCCAACCAGAGAGAATTTCAGATAGTCAAGCAGAAGTGTGGTTAGATTTCCTCGCGGACAAGGCCTCTCCGACACCTCCGGGATGGAGGCTGTTCCGCCGCGAGCGAGTGACCGAACCCTTGGTCGACCACAGAATCAATAGCCGACGGTCTTTCAGCGACTCCGCGTCGACGCTCGAGTCCTACGACAACCACACCGAGTTTAGCGACTGGGGCGACGTCATCAGTCCGGGTGGATATTTCTTTGCTCTGCGCTATGCCTACAGCCAGTTCGACTCCACCGCCGTCAGCAAGACGGGAGTGAGCAGGGATTTCTGTCAGAACATGGTGGCCCTCTCCGAGGAAGGTGTGCAGTACCGCTACGAGGACATCGCCGACATGAGCGCGGACGGAATCAACGGAGAGTTCGCCGCCAAGGGCGAAAGCACCTACGATATTTTTGAATGGAAAGGTGGCAAGAACTGCTACCACTGGTGGGACAGACTCATCTACATCTACGCTCCCGAAGGGGACGCAGGGGAGCCTTGGGAAGGCGACATCCCTGCCGCCGACGAATGGGACGAGGTGATGATGCGCGTGGGCAACAACCCGTATGTCCCCCAGCCTGGAGTGGAAGGTATCGCACCAATTGAAATGCAATAAAATGGCAACACTATATGTTTCGGCCGAGAAGGTCAAGAAGGACACCCTCCTCGGAAGCGCGGTGGATGAGAATATCATTCGCCCCGTGATTGTGATGGTTCAGGCCAAAGAAATCCTGCCCTATCTGGGCACCAAGTTGGACGCGGCCCTGAAGACCAAAATCCAAAACAACACGCTGACAGGCAACTACCAGACGCTGGTGGTGGACTACATCCAGCCTGCTTTGGTGCAGTTTGTCTTTGCGCAAATGGCCTACGTCCTGCGGGTGCGTTTCTCCAACAACGCGGTGAGCGTGCCTTCAAGCGAGCAGGGCAGCGCGGCGAGTCGAGAAGACATCAAGCCCGTAGTGGACACCGCCACGCACATCGCCGAGTTCTACCGCGAGCAAATGATTGACTATCTGCTGTACAACACGACCCTGTTCCCCGAGTACAACACGAACACGGGGCCGGACATCGTGCCGACGGTGAGAAACTACTTCAGCGGCATCAACGTGTATCCTCCGTACCCGTGGCCCAACAAAACCAAAGCGTTTGCATTGGGGGCTAACATCAAACTCTACTGATTATGGCCGAAAGTAAACTCACAGACCAAACAGAACTGATTACTCCGGCAAACGGGGACTGGGCATATTTGGTGGATGTATCCGACACGGCCGGAGGCGCGTTAGGAACCTCCAAGAAAATCACTGTCGCCAACCTGATGACCAAAGCCCCTGTGGTAAGTGTCAACGGGGAAACAGGTGCGGTGTCTTTGGACAGCACGGAAATCAAGCGGGTAGGCACGACGGGGGATTCGATTGACCAGGATTTGACCGCTGCGGAAAACAGCATCAACGAAATCAAAGCGGTTCTGAAGTACCCTTCAGCGACCGTCACGGGGTTGCAGGTAAACGCTACGAATAAGTTAGAACTTGATTCGACTAATCAAAAAGCGGTATTCACCATTAACGGGTCTACAGCGGCAACCATCGGCCCAAGCCAATCGCTGTTTCCTGCCTTAAAGGTTGGCCCCACGGGAAACGATTACATCCTTCCCGTAGCACGAGGCGTGACGGGGAACGTGGCTGTTTATGACGATGCCACCCACACATCGGAGTGGCGGTCTTTGGCTACGGGGAATTTATCCGGAACCTCGGATGGCATCACCCAAGGCACGACTAACTTATTCCTTACGTCTGCCGAGCGCACCAAACTCACGAGCGTAACAGCAGGGGCGGCGGTGGCCTCGGTAAGTGGCACAGCCCCGATTGTAAGTAGCGGGGGAACCACCCCAGCCATCAGCATTACAGCAGCCACCACCCTTGCAGCGGGTTCGATGTCGGCTGCTGACAAAAGCAAGTTGGACGGCATCCAAGCCGGAGCCGAGGTGAACGTAAATGCCGATTGGAACGCGGTCAGCGGCGATGCGCAAATCCTCAACAAACCGACTATTGTGTCCTCCGTTACCGGAACTGCTCCTATCGTAAGCAGCGGAGGGTCTACGCCAGCGATTAGCATCACGGCCGCAACCACATCGGCGGCAGGGTCTATGTCGTCGGCCGATAAGAGCAAGCTCGATGGCATTGAGGCGGGTGCGCAGGTGAATCAAAATGCGTTCAGCAACTTTGCGGTAGCCACCCAAACCACGGTCGCAGCGGATACGGTCACGGATACGGTCACGTTTGCCGTGGCAGGTGGAATGACCATCACCACCAATGGCACTACCGACACGATTACGTTTGACAGCGCAAACCTGGACAACGACGATGTGACCCTGCAAGGCCCGCGTTTGATTGATTTGAATGGTGAAAGTTTAAGCATCTTCGACCTTCCCGGAAACGTAGCCGTATTTAACTCGGATAGTTCCCGGCTTTGGAACCTAGAGGTGACTTCCCAAGATGCAGGGAATGGATCGACAATTAAGTTATACGAGGCGAGCAATAACGGATCGAATTATGTTACCCTTGGAGTAGATAGCACGCTTGCGTCTAACGTGACGTTCACGCTGCCTACAAGCAACGGCACAAGCGGACAGGTATTGCAAACCAACGGGGGCGGTATACTTTCCTACGCCACCAAAAAGGCCACCCAAGTAACCGGAAAGACCGTACTTACAGGTGCGTGGTCTTTGGTGTCCGGAGTTTACGAGGCGAGCATTTCCGATTCAGCGATTCTTTCGACAAGCATCGTGAATGTGATTCCCGACAACGCCAGCGCAGCCACCATCCGGACAGCGCAGATGTTGCCCCGTACGGACAGCAGCACGGGGTCAGTTAAGATTTACTCAACTAACCTCCCAGCGGCGAGCATCACGGTCACGCTGAATATATTTGACCTATAATGGCAGTAGGAGAATTTGCGTTGCCAGCCAATAACCCAAGTGGGGGTGGCGGCACATACAGCACGGTCTTGCGTGAGTACACCACAAGTGGCACGTGGACAAAGCCAACGGGTTTACTATTTATTGAAGTTGCGTGCATTGGTGGCGGAGGCGGAGGCGGTAGTGGTGCGAGGCAAGCCACAGGTGTAGTGTCGAGGGCGGGAAGTAGTGGGGGAACGGGTGGTATAACGCTGCGCACCATATTGGCGAGCGACCTTGGGGCAACAGAATCCTATAGTGTGGGAGCAGGAGGAGCAGGAGGGGCAGCACGGACGGTAGACAATAGTGCCACAGCGAATGGTGCTGTAGGTGGTCAAACTACTTTTGGGTCAATCGCACAAGCCAACGGAGGGCAAGTTGGGAATTTAGGTGGAAACGTGCCCAGCACAAGGTCAGGAACAGGTTATGCTGATGTTGTCAACCGATGGATTGTTACTGCCAATAGTGACTCAAGGTCTGATGGTGGTGCTGGTCAAAGCCCAACTACTGAATCTAATGGTTCCGCTGCATGGCTTTCCGGTTTTAGCACGGGATCAGGTGGTGGAGTAACTACTGCAAATGTTGCTGGCGCGGGAGGGAGTGGTTCAAGATATTACAATGCGATTGGCTTGCTCAACACAGCGGCAGCAGCAGGGGTAGCACCCGGAGGCGCGGGAGGTGCTGGCGTAAACAATTACGTGAATCGGTCATATTCACGGACGATGCTAAATGCTGGCGCATCGAAATTTTTAGGCACAGGTGGCGGCGGTGGCGCAGCACACGCTACGGGTGTTGGAGGTGACGGGGGGGCCGGAGGTTTGTATGGAGGCCCAGG